TTATCGCTCGGGATCGGCGACGCCCATGGCCGAGAGCGTCGGCGTGAGGTACGACGTCGTGAGAGCATCGGCGAGACGATCGAGCAGTGGCGCCACGTGGATCTTGTGGGTCGACTCCTCGATTTGCCAGGCGCTCCAATGATTCGTCTCGCCCGTCCCTGTCATGATCTCCGGAGGCATGTCAAGGCTGAGTGCGAGACGGCGCACCGCGTTGTCCCTCAGCTCGATGACCTCCTGCGACAGCTCGGTGGCGAAAGACTGGTGGGTGACGCTGGGAATCAGGTCGCTGCGCATCGGGATGGTGATGGGCACCTGACTGGATGACTGACCCGGGTCGCGCAGTGAGGCAGCCGCAGTCTTCTGGAGGATGCCGATCAGCGATTCCTCGTCGTCCTCCGCCTCATCGTCCGTGACGGGGAAGTCGGCCTCCTCCGGAACCCACAGGATGCCCGCGCCCGCCAGACGGCTGTCGAGGCGTGCGGCGATGTTCATCGTCGTCCGCTCGACCTCGGCGAGGATGGGGGCGGCGCTGCGCACGCTGGAGTCGGCGTGCGACTGCACGCGCGCGTGAGGGTTCCAGATGCGGACGATCAGGTCGCGCGGGCGTACCTCATCCATCGTGCCGAACACGGGGTGGGTGTACTTGAAGACGCCGCCCCGTTCGGTGACCTCGGTGGAGGACAGGACGAACCACTGATCCCCCGAAGGTTCGGCGCGCACCACCAGGAAGAACTCACCGGCAACCAGCCAGTTGACGACCATCGTCGCCTGCGCCTGGCTGCGCTTGACCGGGCCGCCCAGGATGGTGTTGACGACAGCCTGCACCTGCCTGTTCTCGGTGGCATCGGTGGGCAGGCCTGTCTCTTCATCGACCTCGGCAGCGTACATATCCGCAAGGCTGACGGCGTTGGAGATCCACTTAACCGCAGCGTTCAGCTCGCCGATGGTGTCGTAGTAGCCCCACGCCACCTTCTGCCACGAGTCCTCCCCGGATCGCGCACGATAGGCGGTGAGGCCGGTGCGGGCATCGTTGAGGACGGCTGCGGCGGCGGTGAGGCTGCGCCGCTTGACGGGCGGCTCAGGTTCGGGCTGCTTGCGGAATGGTGCCATGCTCAGTCATCCGTCCTGTCCGCGAGGAACCCAGTAATGTACGACGCTGCGAGCGCTGCGGCGGGGACGACGAACCACGCTGATCCGGCGAGCAGCCATCCGTACACCGCCACACCCGCGCCGGCGTAGATGCTGACGCACCAGGGACAGTGCAGGAGGTAGACCAGCTCTCCGTCCTCGGGGAGCTTGCTGGCGAGGTACTGGCGGGGCTTGTCGAAGATCCTGTCACTCGTGACGAACCGCGTGATCCGTGCTGTCGCAAGCGCAACGAGCGCCAGAGTCATCAAGTCCATGGCGTCAATACTAGACGGACCTTGCATTCTGAGGTACGCCGAAGCTCGCGCGCTTCTTGATGGGCGGGATGTAGTAGTTCACCGCCTGGCAGACGGCATCCACCATGTCGTCGTGCGGCGCTTTGGGGAAGCTGACCATCTGCTCCTCCAGGTCGCGCATCGGCTTGAGGTGCAGCACCTTGCCGTTCTCGTAACGGGCCAGGGCGTGCGCAGCCCTTACTTCCTTCTTGATGCTGCTGGTGACGGCAGTGACCTTGACCGGCATCGAGTGCAGCGTGTGGCGCCACAGGTCCCCGCCCTGGTTGGTCTCGATGTAGATCTGCGTCACCAGCGGGTACTCATCACACAGCGCAATCAGCTTCTCCCGCAGCTCGGCAGGGCCCAGCTTGAGCTTCAGGCACTCGAACACCGTGCAGCGCCTCAGCTGCCGGTTGTAGCCGACCACGGCCACGCCTGTGTAGTCGCTCGACTCCTTGACCGTCACGGCCGGGTCCACGCTGATCATCATGCGGGTCGGCAGGTCTTCGCCGATGCTGAAGCTGTCCTTCGTCCAGTAGTCACCGTCGGCGCCCAGCGGGTCGTTCAGATAGTTCTTGGCGAACTCACGCTTGTGCTCCTGCTGCTCCAGCCAGTCCAGCGGCCACTTGTGGGGCCACTGGCTGCGCCGCGTGCCGTCATCGTTGATGAGGAACGGCTTGGCGTGATGGAGGGTGAACCCCGCATCCTTCACCCATTCGATCTCGCTGGCACCCGAGCAGTGCTTGACGATCTGGTGCGTGATCGAGTCGGGCATGGTGACGGTGCCGGAGAGGACGACGCGCGCGTAGATGTTGAGGGGGAGGATGGCGTCAAGCAGCGTGCCCAGACGCTTCTCCGCCAGGGCTGCGGAGTAGCTGGCCTCGTCCGGCTCGATGTCGTCCAGCAGAAGCAGATCCGGCCGCTTCTCCCCCACCTTCATGCCGAGCGCGCCTGAGTCCATCCCCTTGGCGGTGAGGATGAAGCCGTTGCGGCGGATCATGAGATCACGGCTGTTTGACTCGGTCATGCCGCCCGGAGCCTTGGCCGGGGCGCAGAGGTCGGGGAAGTCGTGACGGAGGAACTCGTTGGTCTCCAGTTCGCGGCGGAAGGTGGCGGCGTGCTGGACAGCCTGCGAGTACGTGTCGGCGAAGAACGCGGCGAACTTCGAATGACCGTGCGCCGCCGCCCACATCGGGAGGATCAGGAGCCACCACGTCGACTTGCCGGTGGCCCGGGGCGCCAGGAACGCGTTGCGGTGCTGCGCTGCTGTGTTCGCCGGCTGCATCCACTGCTTGGCGAGCTGCGCCCATTCCCTGTGACACTCGGCGAACGTGATGCTGCCGTCCGGTCCGGTGATGTGGCGGCGCATGTAGATCTGGGCAAACAGAAGCGGCGATGCGCGGGTGATCTCCCGTCGCACCGCCGGATTCGTCAGACTCGGCTTAGGCATCGAAGCGTTCGGCAAGCTCCGGGCTCTCCTGCGCCAGGAGTTCCCGCGTCAGCTCGGCCAGCTTACGATCCGTCTCGTTCTGCACCGTGACGTCCTGCTGGACCTGCACGGGGGCGTCGAGACCGAGCAGCTTGGCGCGCCGCTCAAGGATGCGGATGGCCATCTCTGCATGGCGCGGCGACCCTGCTGCCGCCTTGGGGAGCATGGCCTGGTACATGGCGTCCAGCTGCTCGTCCTGGTACTGGCGGAACTCCGCAGCGAGCGGCTTGACAACAGCCTCTGCCTCAGCTCGGCAATGCCGGGAGACGGTGGCCGGGGAGCATCCAAGCTTCTCAGCCACCTGGCGCACGGTGAAGCCCTGTAGGCGGAGGTCGTAGCAACGGCGGGACAGATCCGCCTTCTCTGCCTGGTTCTTCTGTTGGTGCGGCACCGTTTCACCTCCGTTGTGTCTAGGGTTGCGCTGTGTCCGAGACGCAGACCAGCGCCTTGCCCGACCAGACTTCCTTCAGTTCGAAATGATACCCGCTAGGGCACTTCGTGGTGCCGTCGGCGCCCCGGGGGCCTGTGTCACCCTTCGCACCGGTCTCACCCTTCGGCCCTACCTCCCCGGTATCCCCCCTGGGGCCTGCTTCTCCGGTGTCACCCTTGTCGCCGGTATCTCCCTTGGCCCCAGCAGCTCCAGTGGCTCCGGTGTCTCCCTTGGCTCCCCGATCACCGGAGGCTCCGTGAGTTCCGTCTGCCCCGTCACTGCCGTCGCGTCCGTCTCGCCCAGCGGGTCCAACAGGCCCATCCTTTCCAGCAGGGCCGGCAACCGGTGTGCCGCCCATGTCCTTGACCTGATCCACCAGGGCGTTGCGGGCGATGTTGGCCTCATCAAGGTCGGCCCGCAGCCCCGTGACGAGGTAGGCGACCCAGGCGAGCGCGAGGGTGACCATGCCGAACAGAACCCAGTAGCGGATGGCTGCTCGAACCTGCGGTCCCACCGCTCAGCTCCCGGTGCTCAGGAAGTACGCCACGATGGCGATGACGAGAGGGAACACAAAGCTGGAGAGGATCATGTTGATCATCGTCGCTCTTGCTTCTTCAAGCTTGGCGACGCGCGCCTCCAGCTTCGCGTGATCACGCTCCTGTACGGCGTGCTCCGTCGTGTACCTCTCCAGCGATACTAGCTCGCCCAGCCGGTTCTCGACACGAGCCATGTCGCGCCGGAGCAAGTCCAGGCTGTGCAGAACCTCGCTCAGTCCCTCTTGCTCCGGCACGCTTCACTCTTCTCAGACGGACTTGGTCAGGCTGGCACTGTCAGCGTTGCCCACCCGGCTGGCGACGATGGCCTTGAGGGCGGAGATGGCGGCGGACACACCGCCCGTCAGTGCTGCTAGCCACATGCTCTTGTCGGTGACGCCGGTGAGGACAAGACCGCCCACCACACCTTCGGCGAAAGCGAC